AAGGTACTTGGTGCAAATGTGCTTGCAGGACCTGATCAGGTGCCCTGGCAAGGCAGGTTAAACTATGATTACCAACTCTGGATTGATAGTGACATTGTATTCAATACAGATGCATTCTGGGCAATTTTTGACATGGACAAAGATATTGCTTCAGGTTGGTATGCCACCGAAGATGGTAGGACTACATCAGTTGCTCACTGGTTAGAAGAAGACGACTTCAGAAAGAATGGAGGCGTCATGAACCATGAGATGGTAGACACCATTGGCAACAGAAAGAAACCATTCACTGTGGATTACACAGGCTTTGGTTGGGTTCTGATTAAGAAGGGAGTCTTTGAACATTCTAATATGAAGTATCCATGGTTTGCCCCTCAGATGCAAGTCTTTGACTCTGGTGAGGTTCAGGACATGTGTGGTGAGGATGTTTCCTTCTGCCTGGAAGCCAAGAAGTGTGGCTTTGAGATTTGGTGTCACCCTCAGATTCGTGTAGGACATGAAAAAACAAGAATCATTTAGAATTGTATGTAAAGGTAGGGTCCTTTACCAACATCTCTCTCAGGAGGAAATGTTTGAGGTCATGGATGAACTATCTGAACAATTTTATAAAACTGGAGTTCCCAATCCAGAAGATCTTATGGTAGAATGTGTAAATGATTTAGAGGAGTAAATTATGTCCAAACGTTCATTGTCAGATAAAAGTATTAATCAGAGTAGACCCAAAAAAACTCGCCAGGGTCTCTCTCAAAATACTAAGCTCTCTGCCACATCACGCAATGGTAGAAAGAAACGTTATAGAGGTCAAGGTTAATAATATGGAGAGTGCTTAAATATAATTAAGCACTTTTTTTTTATGTTTTTAGAAAAAGAACAACACATATTACAGTGGATTCAGAAAGTTTCCAAAATCAGACCTGAATTAAATGGTTTTGCAATATGTCCTTTTGCATCAAATTCAAAATTTAAAATTATAGAGTGCTCAGCAGAAGAAATTATGCCTATAGATGGGTATAATGTTATCATTTTTATTGTAGAAGACTATTTTGACATTGATGCTGTCCAATTTTGGGTCAACTATCACAACTCTAAACATAAAAATTGGAAATTTTTTGAAGATTGTGCCAACTATGACACCTTTATTAATAACATATTGACTAATAATGGAAAATATAATTTAATATTAGCACAACCAAAAGATGAATTAAAAAAATTTAGAAAAAGTTTAGCAAAAACATCATATTATGATCTTTGGGATGATGAATATCTTCAAGAAATTTTAGAAGATGATTATGATATAATTAAAAATAAGGGATAGCAACCCCTTAAAAAGTTCTAATTCACACTGAATTAGGAGAAAAATGTCTAACTTACCTGTAGATAGAGACAAAGAATACATGTACCAGATGTGGGGAACCACAAATTTGGTCACTGATTATCATGCCAATCTTGATAAAAGAACACTTCAAGAGATTATGCATGATGATGTTCCAAAAACAAAACATTTTTTGAAGGAACAAACAGAAATTCATGAAAAAATTCGTAATGATGAAGATTATGATGATTGGGAATATGGAACTGAACCAACCTATGGAAAACCACAATAAATAAAAGTAATGTGTTAGTAATTACAGGTGCCTTTAGAAAATATTTCAAGGGGATTTAAAGATATCAGCTTGTCTTTTCTAAGGCATCCTGTGACCAATGACATTGGAACACTCTTAAATGAGGATGCAATCAAACGATCCGTAGTCAATTTAGTTAGAACAAAAGTTGGTGAAAGGTTCTTTAACTCACTTTTAGGGTCAAAAGTAGAATCTTACTTCTTTGAACTTGCAGATAGTGGTATTGTTGACCCTTTACAAGAAGAAATTAAAAATGTTTTGTCTAACTTTGAACCAAGAGTTGTGGTTAGAGATGTAAATGTTGCACTATATCCTGAAGATAATGAATTAGATGTTACCATTACATATGATATTGTTGGACTTGCTGTTCCAACACAAGCAATTAACTTCATATTACAACCCACCAGATACTAATGGCATTTACAGATTTCACTAATCTGGACTTTGATCAGATTAGAGCCTCTATTAAAGACTACTTAAGAGCAAATTCAACCTTTAGCGACTTTGATTTTGAAGGTTCTAATTTTTCTATTCTGATTGATATCCTTGCCTATAACAGTTATCTGACTGCCTACAACACCAACATGGTGGCAAATGAGGCATTTCTAGACAGTGCAACCCTTAGAGAGAATGTAGTCTCTCTTGCAAGGAACATAGGGTTTGTTCCACTGTCTAGAAGAGCAGCAAAAGCAAATATTTCATTCATAGTATCAGGTTTAAATTCATCAATCAAGACAGTCACACTCAAATCTGGTATTGTTTGTACTGGTTCATTAGATAATACCAGTTATATTTTCTCAATTCCAGAAGATATTACTGTTGGAGTCACAAATCAGGAAGCAGTTTTTTCTGAAATTGACATTTATGAAGGAACATATCTCACCAAAACATTTACCGTAGACAATTCTCAACCAAATCAGAAGTATATTCTTCCAAATCCTTATGTAGATACCTCTACAATTAGAGTAAAAGTCTATAATAATTCTCAAAGCACCACTTCTGAAGAGTATTCTTCAGTTAATGACATTGTTGGAATCAATTCTACTTCACAAATCTTCTTAATTCAAGAAGTTTCTGATGAAAAATATGAACTTTTCTTTGGTGATGGCATTTTTGGCAAAAAATTAAGCAATGGAAATGTAGTTAATGCTTCTTATATTGTCACAAATGGTCCTGCAGGTAATGGAGCATCTAATTTTACTTTCTCTGGGACATTAAATAATAATACAGGGTCTACCATATCCTCTTCTATAGGTGTTATAGTCACAAATTTTGCAGCACAGAATGGTGATAACATTCAATCCGTAGAATCTGTAAGATATTATGCTCCAAGACTGTATGCATCTCAACGAAGAGCAGTTACTGCAAATGATTATGAAGCTATTTTACCCTCAATTTACTCAAATATTGAATCCGTGACTGCATATGGGGGCGAAGAAATGACTCCTCCACAATATGGAAAAGTATTTCTTGCAGTCAAACCAAAAAATTCAGATTTTCTTGCACAATCTACCAAAGAATTCATTTTAAATGACCTCAAAAAATACACTATAGCAGGAATTAAACCTGAATTTGTAGATATTAATGTTTTGTATGTTGAATTAGATTCAACTGTTTATTATAATTCAAACTTTTCATCATCTCCAGAATCATTGAAAACAAATGTGACCTCATCTCTTACTGCTTATTCAAACTCTTCTGATTTGAATAAGTTTGGAGGTAGGTTTAAGTATAGTAAAGCATTAGCAATCATAGACTCAACAAGTAATGCTGTTACATCAAATATTACTAAAGTTAGAATTAGAAGGAATTTTGAAGTTCTTACAAATGAACCCACAAAATATCAAATATGTTTTGAAAATAGATTTAATGTAAATGAAAATAGAAATAGCAACACTCCAAACATTAGATCAAGTGGATTTGTAATTAATGGAATTTCTTCTACTGTTTATGTTGGAGATATAGTAAATGATTCCACATTAAAAACAGGAACATTATACTTGTTCTCATATAACTCAAACAAGATAATTAAACAAATAGATAATATTGGCGATGTTGATTATGTAAATGGAATTATCAATATAGATAATATAAATGTATCCTCTACATCAAAACCCAATAATATTATTGAGATTGATGCAATTCCATATTCTAATGATGTAATTGCTAAAAAATCTATTTACTTGAAGTTGGATATTGGAAATAGTGATATTTCTATGGTAAAAGATTTGATATCCTCTGGAGAAAATTCATCTGGTAGTAGATTTATTCCAGAATCAAGTTATTTTTCTGACTCAAAGATAAGAAATTAAAATGAATCAAGACAATAAAGTAGTTAAAATTAAGGATATTGTTATTAATCAAATCCCTGAATTTATACTGTCAGACAATCCAAATTTCTCAGAGTTCTTAAGTCAATATTATACTTCTCAAGAATTTCAAGGGTCTACAGTAGACCTTGCAGAAAATTTAATTAAATATAAAAATTTCGACGCTTTTGATAACACAAATTTACATTCAGATACAGTCTTATCTAATATCGTTGATTTCTTTGATGATGAAATATTTGTAAAGTCTGTTAGTGGTTATCCTCCTGAATATGGTCTTTTAAAAATTGATGATGAGATTATTACTTACACTGGCATAACCACAAATTCTTTTACTGGATGTGTTCGTGGATTTAGTGGAATTTCATCATTAACCCAACAAAATAATCCAGAATTTTTAGTATTTTCTCAAACAGAATCTTCTGAACATACTGCAGGAGCACCTGTCCAAAACTTAAGTAATTTATTTTTACAAGAATTTTTTAAGAAAATCAAGTATCAATTCCTTCCAGGATTTGAAGAAATTGATTTTGATAGTAGAATTAATGTTCCAAACTTTATCAGTAAAGCAAGAGCATTTTATGAAACCAAAGGAACTGATGAAGCTTACAAAATTTTATTTAAAGTTCTTTATGGTGAAGACGTAAAGGTCATCAAACCTGATGATTATACATTTAAACCTTCAGATGATAAATGGACTGTCTGTGAGTCATTTAGTTGCGAATTAATATCAGGAGATCCTACAAAATTAGTAGGACAAACTCTGTATCAAGATGAAAGCGTAGATGGAAATATTTTGCCAGCATCTGGGTCAATTTATAGTGTTGATAGATTTTATTTTAAAAATAAAGTATATTACAAAATTAACTTATTTTCTGGGTATTCTTCCAATTTAAGTTCTCTTGGTTCAATTTTTGGTAATTTTTCAGAAACACCAAAAACCTATGTAGTAGAAGATATCTCTTCAGGATCAACTATAATTACAGTTGACTCTACTATTGGATTTGAAAATTCTGGGACAATTTATATTAATGAGATTGCTATAACTTATACTGACAAAACATCAAACCAATTTTTAAATTGTTCTGGTGTTTCAGAATCTATACTTTCAAAAACAGAGTTGTATGGAGATAATTTTGTTTATGGTTATGAAGAAAACTCAAATAATCAAGTTAAATTAAGAATTGTTGGTTCCCTTTCTGGTATAGAATCTTCTACTGTTTTATATGCAACTGAAGGTGATACAATCAAAGTAGATAATTTAGGAAATCTTGATGATAATGCCTTTACAAAATCTTTAATTTATAATTTACCATTAACTGTATATTCTGGAATTTTAACAACTTCTTTGCAAAATTATGATTTAGAAGGAATTGGTTTATCTAATGGAGCAGTAAAAACTTTATATGATCATAAATTAAAAAATAATGATGTAGTAGATTTATACAGAACTAATTTTAATCAAAAAATTAAATCTAATGTGGTTGTTTCAACTACTGTTTCAACGCCAAAGCAATATTCAATTAATGTATCTGGAATTTCTTCTTATGTTGGATCAAGAATAACAGCAAAAAGAAAGTTGTTTAAATCACAATCAACAACATATCCTGAAATTAATAATAAATTCACTGCAAATATTCAAAATTCTTTTGCAGATGAAAATTACAATTATATAACTTCTAATGGACTTCCTAATTATAACATAAATCCATATAAAAGACAATTTTCTTTTACCTTAAATCAATCTGATTATGAAACATTGGAAGGGTCTCATAATTTTTATAATGGAGAATTAGTATCCGTTCAAAATTATCAAATTTTTGGAGATTATTCAAATCCAGTTGGAGTCAACACTGGAATTTCTTTTTATGTTAAAAAAATTGATGGGGATAGTATTAAATTAGCATATTCTTCGGAAAATGTTGGATTATCTTCTTTTATTAGTTTTTATGAATTAGTTAATCCTCCAATAGACAATAGTGTATCTGGATTTATTAAATCATTTACTTTAATAGACAATAATTTATATGGAAATAAATTTACCTCATCAAAAATATTTAAAAAATTTCCAAAAACCCCAAATATCCCAATTTCAAATATAGAAACATTGCCAGGATCTATAGGAATTTTAGTAAATGGTGTTGAAATTAAAAATTATAAATCTTATGATAAAGTTTATTATGGGCAAGTATCATCCATCAATGTTTTAAACTCTGGAGTAAATTATGATCTTACAAATCCTCCAAGATTTTTAATTGATAATGGAAATGATACTCAAACAATCGCTATTCCTCAATTAACTGGAAATATTTCTGAATTAATTGTTACTGATCCTGGATTTAATTATACTAAACCACCAACAGTGACAATATCTGGAGGAGGAAATGATTCTGTTAAAACTGAAGTTAAAATGAAACTTCAAGCAAAGGAGTTAGAATTCAATGCATCATCATCTGGAGGATATGTTAGTGATATTAATGATCAGTTTACATTTCCATCTAAACATTATTTTGTAACTGGAGAAGAAGTTGTATATCAAACATTAGGAGGATCTCCAATTGGTATAGGAACATTAGCAAGTGAATATTTGATTACTGATAGTGTATATTATGTGATTAATGTTGGAGCAGGAACTTCATTTAGATTATCTTATACTAAAAATGATGCTATATCAAATAATTACATTAGAATTAGAGAATATGGAGCAGGAACTCAAAGATTTGTTTCAACTCAAAAAAAGCTCATAGTAGATTCTATAAATTTAATTGATGTAAATACAGAATTTAAATACAAAAAGGTATTAGCAGGTCCAAATGATATCAATCATTATGACAACATCATAACCATAAAAAATCACGGGTTTACAACTAATGATGAAGTAAGGTATTCTTTTTCTGGAACAACTTTATCTGGAATTAGTACAGGAACGAATTATTACATTTACAAAGTAGATGAAAATAGATTTAAATTGAAATCAAATAAAACTTCAACAACTTATGTAGATATTGGACAGTCTGACATATTTTCAATATATTCCTTTGAATATTCTCCAATTACAGTAAACATTTCTAATTCTCTAGCCACAGACAATCAAGGAAATATTATAGGATCTTCAGCAAAAATAAAACCAATAGTTTTGGGAAAAGTTACTGAAGTTCAAACTGGACTCTTTGGGCAAACTGGATATGGATCACCATCAATTTTAAATTATCAAAATGCTCCAACTATTAAAGAATTAGTTGGATCTGGAGCAAATTTAGAACCACTTATAGTAAATGGAAAAATTATTAAAGTAATAGTTAAAAATCATGGAAATAATTATTACAACTCTATTAAGTTAATTGTTGATGGGTCTGGATATGGAGCAAAACTTGAACCAGTGATAGTAAATGGAAAAATTTCTTCAGTTTTAATTATAAATGGTGGAATTGGATATAATAGTTCAACAAATATAAAAATACAAACTATTGGAAAAAATTTAAAACTTTCTACTAATTTAGAGTCTTGGAATTTAAATGAAGTATTGAAATTGGGAACTTCTAATCTTAATTCAGGAATTCTTTTAGGTAAAAAACATTCATATTTTGGAAATACTTTTAATATATTTTATTTGAACTCTGATTTATGGAGTCAATTTAATATACCTGAATTAAATCCTAATCAAAATCCATCGTCACATTCACAAATAATAGGATGGGCTTATGATGGTTGCCCAATTTATGGTCCAGATGCACACACTAATCCTGATGGAACTGGTGGATTTACAAGAATGACCAGCAGCTATAGGATAAAATCTACTTTATCATCTAATAGACCAGATACTTTAACATTTCCTGAAGGACTGTTAATTGAAGATTATGAATATGTTGAAGGTCTTGGCACATTAGACAAATACAATGGAAGATTTTGTGTAACTCCAGAATTTCCAAATGGAGTTTATGCATATTTCTGCACTATGTCAAAAACCAGAAATCCAATATTTCCATACTTTATAGGAAATTTCTACAAATATATTCCAGAACAAGATAATTTTAATTTAAAAATCAATCAAGATTTGAATTTTAATAGTTTAAATATAACCAAACATACTCTTCCATATGGAGTAGAAAATAAGCAAAATTACTATGAATATTTTAATTTTAATCAAAAATCAACAGGTGGAGAAATTTTAATTAAAAATACTTCAAGAGGTAAAGTAGATGATGTTCTTGTAGTTAATGGTGGATTTGAATATTCAATAGGAGATCAAATATCTTTTGACAATTCTAACACTGGTGGATTTGGAGCTTTAGCAGAAATATCTGAACTTTCTGGAGT